CTTCGTTCGTGGAATGAAAGAAAAGAACGGGATGCTCGTCAAAAGCGCTTTGCAAATTTGTCTTGGAAAAGCCTGGGATCAGCCAGCTCTTTGTTTTCCATTGGAACTACGGCTTTTATTACTTGGGGCTTCATAACTATGACTAGTTGGAGCTTACCTTTTATTTTCTTTTTCGTGCCTGCATGGTACGGGGGATTATTTGCTTTCTCGATTGGAGTGTCTGGAAAGTTGCGGAAGTATATGTTTAGTCGAAAATTCCATGGTTTATCTATTTCTACTTGGTTGTTGATGTCAGCGGTTATGATTTCGTTTGTACGGAAAATCGTTCGACGTTGGTATCCCGATGCTTCTCCTAAGAATGATAAAGCTTTGTTTCGCGAGCGCGTTGCTAATTGGTGTGTTGGTGCAGTTATACTGCCAACTTTGATTTTGTTTGAATTTGACACTCGTGTTGTCAGAAGTCATTACAATCGTATCAAGCAATGGTATTTTTCAAGGAATGGTGCTCATGAAAAACTGACGGCAGCCGCTAACGTTTCTCGAGCGCTTGATGTGGAAATGGTTCCAGTGTCAAGTGAAAAAGATATGTTGTCTGTTGCCGCGGATGTTGATAAAGCTTTGCAAGCAGCACTCCCTGAAGAAGGAGGGTGTTGTAGTAGTCCTGTGAAAGCTATGGCCCATATTAAGAAGTTCCAGTTGGACCCTATGTATGGGTGTGAAGTTCAAGAATTGCACTCAGATGAGAAAGAAAGTGGTTTATTTAATGGAATTCGGCAGTTTGCTGTTAGTAGCATTACTTCGGGCCGTACTTCTATATATTGTACCCAATGTGGACTTTTATCTGAATTTGCGCAAAGCGGCTTGAAATGTGTTTTTAAGGAACATAAATGTGACAATACAGTGCGTGGCGATGCTCGTGTCGCTAGTGCATTGCGAATGAGAGATGTGCAAATGCAAGGGTTGCGTGATGGTACGGTGAAATTTATCCATAAACTGAGAGTTTTTGGTGATGATCATCTCGTCATGCTTGTTGTCCTTTTTGCTTCAGTCGTTACTGCGATTTGTCTCCTCGTGTTTTTTCGTGAATCTCGTTTCGTTCAATGGGTGATAAAGAAGAAGTGTCGTCACAATTGTTCGAAGAAAAAACGTTTTTTGGATTTTTCCATTTCTCCTTGTTCTTCTATTGATAATGAATGTGTTGCTTCTGGTTGTTCACATTCAGATGAATGTCGAAGATTTTTTAAAGTGGTGGAAGAAAAGAAATCTTCTGACCAGGGTCGGAAGGATTTCTTCCCTGGCTTTTCGAGTGAAGATTTGAAGAAGCGACCTGAAGGATTTGGGGTTTTATCAGCCTCGAAGAACAATTTGGCTAAACCTACTTCTGTGTCACAGAAAGTTGAGGTTCAAGTTAAATCACCTGTTCATCCTAAAAAAGAGAGTCTGAATGTTTTTTTGGGTGTTGCCGACGTTGTCACCAAATGGTGCAATATGGTTTTTGCTTCTCAGAGCTCGAAAGCGATGTCGATGAAGCTTGATGAAGAGCGCGCCTTTATTGCTCTCAATAATCGTAAAGCGCACAATCTGTCTGTTGTGAATTATTGTACACATTTTTATGTTTTTGCCAAGTGTGTTCATAATTGTTGTAACATGTGTTGTGCTGATGAGAGTTGTAAACATGAACCCATGTCAGTTGAAAATGTTTCAAGAAATCCTTTACTGCCTCCACCGGGTTACTTGCAACTTGAATCTTTTGGATTTGATTATTTGGACAAGAATGGAAGGATGGTGTGTCGTAAACATCGTTTGTTTGTGAATGAAGTGAAGAGGCGTGCTGATAAGAACATTCCAAAGCAAAAAATGATTTTTAAACATCCTGATTGCATTGAGAAAAATTGTTTGTACTCCCATGAACCTGTTGCTACAAAGCTGCCTCGTGGAGGTGAAAAACCCAAAGTCGAACGTTTGTCTGTTAACTTTGATGTAAAGAAACATAATGGTGTTGCTATGAAGCAATTGGTTGAAGCGCTCGTTCGAGATGACCGTAATCCGGATATTCGTGGTAGATTTTTGTCTGGTACGTGTATTCGTTGGTTGAATAATCAATGTCAATGGCCAGCATGTCCTTGGGGCCATTCACACAAATCGTTATGCCGTGAGTACGATTTGAATTTGCCATGTGATGGCAAGTGTCAGAATCGTCATTATTGGATTGAAGGTGACGCCAGTTATGAGAAACTTTTGAAAGCTCTTGATGAACAAGAGCAGAAACGTGTTCCTGAAGCTACGAATCGGTTTCAAGAAATGGCGAAAAGAATGAATCAAAAGCAACGCGCGAACATTCGCGCTCTGAAAAACACCGGCAAAGAATATTATTCTGGTCATACAAAAGCATGGATTGATACATCGGCTCAGAATGATGATAAACCCGTTCATGATCCACATGAGCAAGCGAAACGTTTTGAGAGGGAACGCAGTGAACATCCAGAAGATGTTTTGGATGATGATGGTGAGTACGACCTTACAAATAAGATGTCCAAGAAGCAATTGAGAGAGCACAATCGTGCTAATCCTGCTGGTGTTGAATTCGTTTCAAAGAATCGTTCCGGTAAAACTCGTTTCGATCGTGATGAAGAGAATTATCAATGGTCTCAAAAGAAAGAAAGTGAAGTCATTGCGTTTCCCGTCGGAGATGTTTTTGTGAAGGAATCCCTTGTTGTTGGCAATGATGCGATTGCGCCTGCGGAAATTCTTCCTTATGTTGGTGTTTGTGAAACAATTGGAGTACCAGAAGTTCATGGAAAGAATCAGAAAGTTAATTGTACTTATTTGAATTTTGGTCAAAGAGGTGGTGTTTTGGTCGTTCGTCATGCTTTTTATTTTGACAATTCGACACTACCGACCGCACAAAAGGGGGTCGTTACTTTTAATGGTGGAATGGTGAGATTTGAGGTTTTGCTTGATAAAGCTCTCTGTCTTGCACCTGACCTCTTGTGGTTCCCCGTTGCACAGAGTGTGTATGGTCATGCTTTATCAGCACCCCCTGTTGAGGAATTAAAGGATGATGAGAAAGCTCAAGTGATACTTTTTTATCATGATCATAATGGATCTTACAAACTTACTGTTGGAAACCTCTCAGGAGGCAATGCACATATTCGCTTATATACTTGTTCAACGGAAATGGGTGCGTGTTCGGCCCCCGTTTGGAAAAGAGATGTGTATTCAAAAAAATTGAAGATTGTTGGTTTTCATTCGGTCGGCATGAATGATATGCGTACCAACGGCTTTTATCCTATTGATGGTTCTTTGTTCAGTCGCTTGAAGAGTGGTACTGAGTTTTTAAACCATTAAACCTCCCTATGGCAATTCTTCCGGATATGAGCAAATCCGAATCATTTTATGTACAATCTCAAATTGTCACTCCTGGTTACCTAACTCAAACATCACCATTGAGTGGGGTGCCATCAACTATGTATAGTTCTTTTAAATGGCCATATGTGAATTATTTGTTTCGACTGCCAGGCATTGGTAGTAGAGTACCGGGGAGCGGAAAATATACGTTACCTATATCAAATCGTTGTACAAATCTTTCTTTGGTCAATTTTATGAATTCTGCTGGCTTTCACTATGTGAGTCGGTATGCTAAGACATTACCATCTATGTCGTTAAAAAATGATGAAAAAACTCGAAGTCGAGTTATGGAGGCTGCTTACAAAAACAAAAATCGTTATGCTCGTGATCCCTTTCCAGATCAATTTCTTGGCAAATGGCATAAGTTTACTGTCAGCGCAATGGAGCGCACGTACAAAAGGTACAAGAGTTCTTTATCAGGTGGCGTTGAAATGACGCAAGAAGAAGTAATTAAGGAGTTGGATTTACAGAAATCATGTGGATTTCCGTGGCGCACTCGCTTCGTGGATAAAAAACATTTTCTAACAGAAACTATTGATTGGAAACCTCGTGACGTTTTAGAGAATTTTTGGACTTCTCTCGATCATGACAATACAGCTTTTTATTGTTTTTGGCTTGATAAGCTCAAGGATGAGATTCGTCCTGTCGAAAAAGTCAATGCGAATAAAATTCGAACTTTTAATTGTGCTCCAATTGAGTTCGTTGTCGCGTCGAATCGATTGTGTCTTGATACTAATCAGGCTTTTTATCGTGATGGTGCTGAATTGAACAATTGGAATACTGTTGGGTCTACCAAATATTTTGGTAAGTGGGATCGTTTAATTCGGAAACATTTAAAGGTTGGTTTGGAACATTCTTATTCCGCTGATGGAGGTCAGTGGGATGCGCGTATGTGGCAACTTATGTTGTGGGTTTGTTGTCAATTGCGATGTCATTGGAGTTCACTTTCTTTCAAGTCAAAAGATAAACTACGTCGAATTTATAATTTACTCATTCACAGGATCGTGTATGGTGAGTGGGGTGATGTCTTTTGGTTGTTTTCCGGCAATCCTTCTGGGGGTCCTAATACTATTTCGGATAATACAATTGGTCATTCCTGGCTTTGGAATTTGATTTGGGAAATTTTGTTGGATTTGGAAAATGAACGTTTGGGTGTTGATGCTTTGCCTTTGAGTCAGAGTTTTCAAGACACAAATTTGTGTCTTTCGCTTTGTGGTGATGATATTCTTATGTCTATCTCTGACTTAATAAAAAAATGGTTCTCAATACCTTCTATCGTCCAAATTGCTTCTAGTATTGGAAGTCTTATTGAATTTGAAACAATTGAACCACGACACGCTTCAGAATGCGTTTATGTTTCAAATACCTCTACACTCGTTAATGGAATGTGGTTGCCAAAACCTAAATTTTCTCGTGTAATTGCAGGTCTCGTTGAGGCTGCGAATTTTGAGCCGATAACTATTGAAGGTGAAATACACGAAGTTGATCCTAGATTTACTTTACTTCGTATGTATGCTATTCGCATTGAATCTTGGGGAAATGTTGAAGTGCGTGATTTGTTGTCTCACTTAATTACGAAATTTTTGCGTAAATATTCGTCTTTTTTAATTCGCACTCCATCAGATGAAAAAATTCATGCAGATGTTACGTGGTCACAAGCGCAAACTATCTACAAAACAGATCGTGAGTTACTGTGGCTTTATACTGGCCTTGAAAGTGGCTTTGAAGATGAAAAGGGTTCAATTGATAAAATGCATTCTTTCCCTTTTATTTTTGATCCAATGTGTGGATTATCAAAAGTATATAAGCAAATTGTAGATTGTGTTGACTACACATCTTTTGGGTCAGTTTTTGACTCAACTCTTGGATATGAGGGTGAGGGCCCTTATTGTTCGATTTGCGGATTACCAAAACCAGAAGGTCATCCGTGTTGTATGGTTAATCAATCACCATATGAAGCTAACATGATTAAATGTGAATTATGTGGCATTTTTTGTTCTGGTCAAGTTGCCCTTGAATCGCATTTCAAAGGCAAACAACATCTTGCGAAGAAGGCTGCAAAAGAGGAACAAAAGTCAGAAGTTTCCTCAGAGCTTGATGGCATTATTGCTGGAGTCTGGAAGGAATTAGATCTTATCTCCCAGCGTATGCATGCTCGATTCGTGAATTTCTTACTAATGCCGAATTTGAGTCGTGAGGAACGTGCCTGGCAACAATCTCAAAGTTGCCGCGATCGTGATGACTTTTTAAAATTGCAAAAGCAATTGCAGTCTTTTTTCAAGTTGAAAACAGTTCGGTATGGAGAAGCTGACAACCCAGGTCCACGAGATACGGTTCGTCAAGCTTTCCATCGTAGAAAATGGTACGATCCAGTTCGCATTGCCGGTGAATTGCTTGGTGCTGACCGCGATGATTCTCAAGTTTCTGCTGGACGTCGCTTTGTTGATGCTCTTCCTCTTGTTGGTCAGATAGTAGATTTGATTAAACCTATACCACATCAAGAAGAGAAACAACATGTTGAGTTTGCTGGTCGTGATGAAACTAAACGTCGAAAAAGACATGTTGTTGAATTTCAAGAGAAAGATCTTATGGAACCTGATTTGGCTGATGAGTTTTCACCAGCAGGTAACCATAAAGGTGATGGTCCTTATGTTGGGAAATATTATGGAAAAAAATTTTCAACTGGCAAATCTCCTGCTCCAAAGAAAATGACAACGAGAGTTGCAGCTCGTCTTTCAAAGAAGAAGTTTGTCAAGAATGTGAAAAAGGCCGTTAAAAAAGTTAATGTCAAGCGGGCAATGTCAGGAAATCCTAATAAAGTTGCTGTTCGAACTATCTCAACTAATACCCGTTTGTCAACTCGTACGACTGGAAGTTATCGTGTTCGAGGTACGTCATATATGGGTGAATTAGAGAGTCTGAGTGGAAGTTTCCCCGCGCAATTTGCTTCAATTTTGTTGCAAACGCAAAACTTGCAAGGTTCTCCTGAAGATGTTCAACAGACGCCAATTCCTTTTTTGGATGTCAATCCATATTCCGTTGGTCTTTTCACTGCAGCAAAAGGTGCTCCGAGCAAGATTCAGATGTTTGCTGATTATTTTGAGAAATTTTCAATGAAGCTTACCTGGAAGTGGAAGCATTCATGTGCTGATACCAATCCTGGTCAGTTTTTATTTTTTCATGATAAAGATCCGGTTGATCAAGATCAATCTTTTCTCAATTCAGAGCAAATTATGCAGATTGCTACTGATGATGGGGCTTTACTACGACCTTATGCTCGTGACACCTCTTACACTGTTACTACTGGAAAGTTATGGTGTCGTCAAGCTTCTGGTGCAGATGTTCGAAAAACTTCTGGTGGACATGTTTTTTGTATTAATACCACGAGGCCGACTTATATGGGTACGACTTGTCTGGGTACTTGGGTTGTTGAGTATGATATACAATTCTTTGAGCCCTGTTCGAATGAAAGAATTGTTGCTACTGAGTTGACTGTTTCACAATCTGTTTCAGCTGGTACGAATTTTGTTCGTTGGCTGCACCCAGCAGATCCCATCAGTAATATTGTTGTTCCTGCGGATGTTGCGGGCGTCAATCCTCTTGTTGGCCTTGGATATGATGCGCGTACGGTTTTGATTTTGAATCATTCATTTGTAACGCCTATGCCTACATATTTGCAGTTGACTGGTTCTTTTGTTATTGCTGCAACTACTATCTCAAGTGCACCGAATTTACTTATTTACAACAATACTACTCAAACTTCTGCTGGCATTAACTATTCTGTTGATTTTAATGGTGCCACGACGACAGCTTGTTTTTTCTCATTTTCGGTGTTTATTCCATCAAACACGCCAGTTGATACTTTTTCTCTGGTTGTTACCGCCCCAATTGTTGGTGCTGGTTCTTTGAATGGTTTTATTTTCTGTTTGCCATCAGTTTTCTTCTCAACGGATTGGGTTCCAGGCCCCTTGCCTCCTCAGAGATATTTGAAACCAAAGATTGTTGATGATGCGCCAATATTGACGATTGATTCAGACGATCAGGAAGAAAAGAAGGATTCTTCCACTCCTCGAGTTTCTGAACCAGAAAGTTGGGATCATGCAGATCTTGACAATGCAGTTGAGCGAGCTGTTGCTCGTTATGCTGCTCAAAAAACAAGATGGGAAAATCCAGTGTCTTCATCCGCTTCCCCGTCTTTAAAAGTCTCTATTGGAGATTTGATCGCCAAGTGATTGGCGTATTTTGAAATCATTCGTGTGTACCACCACGCGAAAGTATTATTTTTACTTGGTAATGATTGTGTTTTATATTTTTACCACAATTTGCCAAGGTGGATTCCTTAGTTAGATTATTTGCTTGAAAGTGCTGATGAATACTTTGGACGGTGATCCCTATCCTTAGTTTATTCACCATCTCCTCACTGAGCGAAAGTGGCAGCATTACGATCATCTCTATCACTTATCTTACTTTTCTTCTATTGCTCGCTGAGATTAGTCACCTCAGTTTTCTCGTGATTGACGTCTGGGCTCTTAGTACGTTGACCTCTTTCATCTGCTCCTTGGAATTCCAAGGAGTAGCGTGATAATGTCTTCGAAAAAACGGCTGGTATCAAGTGTTTGATATCAGCGGCAGCATACTTCGAGACCTGCGCCTCACTAGTGAAGAGTAGAAATGAAATTAGTATTTTATGATGGTGTAGTTTTGATTCTCATTTATTTTAATCCTTTGGCAGGGATTTTGTTTTGAGAGAG